CTTTCGCTTCTCAGTTTGTAAAAACTGAAACGCTGAGATTGCAGGATACTTTCGGCGATGCAGTTCGTGGACTGAATGTTTACGGTTACAAAGTAACTCACGAAGATTCAGCCGTTTATATGCCAGCTAAGAAAGCGTAAGCCTAATAGTTGACATTTATTTTATTTCAGTCTGTATAATCAATGTCCGGCCTACTCAAAATTTGGTAGGCCGGGCAGTAATTTGAATTGGAGGTTTTACAATGGCTACAATATCCGTTATAAAAGGGGGCACTATTGGTGTCTCTGAACAGGATACCAGGAAACATGTAAGGTTTGCAAATGAGGTAGATTTCTCTGTTGTTGCAAACAACTTAATTGTCACTGACTTAGCAGAGATCATCAGTATTCCGGCAGGCTTCTTTATGACGAAGTTTGGAGTTCGGTTGAATGTTGTTCAGGGCGCAGTTGCAACTTGCGTGTTCGGTGATGCAGTTGACCCTAATGGCTGGATTGCTACGGCTTTCGACCTTGACGGTACAGCTCTTGACGTTGGTGTTTCACTGCCTGGCGATGCTTTCCCTGCGCTTGGTGGTAAGTTATATCACGTTGCTGACACCATCGACCTTGACCCAGGACATACTGTTGATGCAGCACACATCTCGGTTTGGGCTGAGGGCTACATGATTCCAGCGTACACTGCGTAAGCGGGGTATGTGATTTTCGGGGAGTAACAGGAGACGGACACTTTTTTGCCCGTCTCCTGCCCCTTTATTTTTACAGTCTCTAAATGGAGGGCAGTATGCAGACCGAAGGACAAAAGGAGTTGGAAGCAGCTCAGAACGACAATGTCGCAGAGTCAGAGGTTGATGAATCTGGTGCAGTAGAAGCGGCTGAGTATGCAGGCATAACAGAAGACGTGGAAGGCGAAAACATTACGCCAGAAACAGAAACGCCAAAGGCCGAAGGCTGTCCGGGAATATTAGGCGCACCGGGACAGGATGTTGACGTGCCAAGCGACGAACCACAGTCAGAAACCGTAGTTCAGGAAGATAAGTATGCTCAGGAAGTACCAATTACACACCTTAAGAGTCCTGTCAATAAGAAGGTTTTTGAGGCAACACCAGACCTTATGAAACGCAAGGATTTGGTACCGTGTGATGAAGACGGCAAGAAGGTTTATGACCATAGGTGCCTTTAACTAAGTATCTATGGTTTCTATATTTATATGTTTTTATGGAGGGATACATGGAGTCAGACGAGTCAAGAGAACTAACAGGAGACGAACCTATTGAGCTGGGAGAAGGCAAAAAGCCGGAATTAGAGCCAGTGGTTCCAGACGATATAGACAAGATTGGCAAGTTCAACAAAGACGCATTAAGGACTTTCGCAGTAAGGAAGTTTGGATTTAACCTGGACTTATCATTACATATTGCTATTATTAGAGGCGACCTGGTAAAGAAGTGCATGATCAACCTTGGTATGATGCTTCAAGACAAAGATACCAATGACGAGGTACGAGAGGCAATCGAGAAGGTAATACCTATGTATATGAAGAATCCTAAAAACGGAAGAGTGTTCGATTCTACTCCTGACCTTTTAAAGAGAACAGACTTGATACCGTGCACAAAAGAAGGCAGGCCTTTAAGGTCAAATGAATATTTTATTCCCCAGCCAAAGCCAGCATACAAAAAGGATAGCAGGAGCGAGATGGAGCGTATGGCGGCTGGAATGGAAAGCCAAATTAGAGACGACGTATAAACTATGACAAAAATAATTGAGTGGCGACAAAAGGTATTGGCGGAACTTCCTACAGAGGAAGATATATTTGTAGAGAAGTATTTAATGGATGCAATTCAAGAGCTGTGCAAGAGGACTGGATGCTTCACAGAAGACATAGCAGATGTCTCTACTATTGATGTGCCTAACCATACGCTGGTACCATTGACGGCCAACTCAAAGTTTGTCAGGTTTTTGTATGGCAAGTACAAGAACGATATCCTTGACAATAAAACCGTCGGGGAGATGAAGCATGAGTCCGGGAAGAATTGGGAGATAACGACAGGCACTCCTTTATTCATCGTAACCGAAGGCGGAAACACTGTACGCTGGTCTAAAATACCAGACACAACGGGGGATGCCGTAGAATTTACGGTATCCCTTATGCCTACAGATATCGAACTAAGCGATATCCCGGAAAAGATCGAAGACCTTCATTTGGAAACAGTGAAGGATTATGTAAAATGGAAGTTCTATTTACAGCCAGCGACGTTTCAAGAGAAGCTGGCTACATATCACGAGAAGAGATTTGAGCAAGGCAGAGGCAAATTAAGGATATCTGTGTTGACCGGATTTTCAGGAAACTCCCAGGCTCAGCAAGAACGCTTTATGTAAGGAGAGGCTATGTTTTTAAATGACTTGATTGTATCGGCACAAAACCAGGCAGATGAAATAGTTGACAAGCCCGACCTCTTGTGGAGTTTGGCAGAGTGGACGGAATATGCCAATGACGCCGAGAACGAAGCATGCATCAGGGCGAACTTAATAATCGACAAGTCTTCTGGACTGACAAGTATTACCGTGTTAAGTGGTACCGCTACTTATAGTATTGATGAAAAGATACTGATTATCAAAAGGGCAAAGCTGTTAAGTGGCACCGAACCATTGGTTAAGACAAGTCGAAGGGTATTAGACGCTACATATCCTAATTGGGAAGCCGATACCGGAGCGGTAAGAAGCTGGTTGCCGGATGACAGCAATAAGATCACGCTGTATAAAAGCCCTATTGCAGGCTCGACACTGAACCTTATGGTATCAAGACTACCATTAGTACCTATGACGCTTGTGAACAAGCTCATAGAGTCACCAGAGGTAGACACACAGTATCATCAAAGCCTCATTGACTGGATGCTACATAGAGCGTATTCCAAGCAGGATACAGAGACGTTGGACAAAGGCAAAGCAAAAGAGCATTTGGCAAGATTCACAAAGCGGTTCGGTGAAAGACCACCAGCCGCATTAATTAAAACATAGCGGGGTGGACAAGTCTGGTAAGTCGTCTGGCTCATAACCAGAAGATCGCGGGTTCAAATCCCGCCTCCGCAACCAATTCAAAGGAGATGTAATGGTCAATGAAACATGCAGTGTTTGTAATTGTGAGTTTGATATTGAAGGAGAAGGTGGAGTTAAAGGTGAGATTGGTATTCTTCCTATTGCTCTTTGTCCGACCTGCTATAGTGGCATGTGCGATATGACGGAGCAACTGGAGCCAAATGCTCACATAGATTGCCCTGAATGTGGGCATGGACTTAAACTGAGGGTGAATATAGTCGATGACTAGAAGCATAGAAGTGTCAACTCAAACGTATGACGTAGGTACGGTAGCCGGAATAAACAATGTTGCAGATGCTTCCAGGCTTCAACCTGGGGAGCTTTTGTATGCAAGCAATGTTGATATTTCTGATAAAGGCAAGCCTTCAAGAAGGAATGGTATTGTTAAAAAAGTCACACCTTCTGGCCAAATCCATAGCATGTGGGGCGACAATAAGAAGTGCTTCTATGTTGAGAATGGCGTCCTTAAGATGCTGAATACCGACTACACAACAACAACTATCCGTACAAATGTAGCAAATTATCACATGAGTTTCTCCGAGGTAAACGATCAATACTACTACTCAAATCCTTCTGTTATTGGATACGTCGAGAATGATACCAACAACCTCTTTGCTACACCTACTAAAGAATTTAAACATGCGCCTTTGCCAGGTCAGATCATAGAGTATTTCAACGGCAGGCTTTATGTTGCAAGAAATGAAACTATTTGGTATAGTGACGTAAACTACTTCGGAGAGGTAGACCGGAGAAAGAATTTCCTTAAGATGGAAAATGAAGTAACCATGATGATGGCCGTTGATGATGGCCTCTGGATTACCGTCGGAGACATAAACAGGCAGAACACTTATTTTATATCAGGAGCCACACGAGAAGACCAGGCAAGGCGGAGTTTTGCCGGATATGGATGTATCGAAGGCTCAGCCGTGAAGATCAAAGACGGCCAGAAAGTAGGCGAAGGGCTGTCAGGTACCGTTATCATGTGGACGTCAGACCAGGGTATCTGTGTTGGCGCTAATGGTGGACGATTCCTTAATGTAACAGATGGCAAGTATAACATACCGGATAGGCGATACGGAGCCGGGCTTTTCCGAGATGAAAACGGGTTGGCTCAATATATATCAACTTTATGGAGTTAATATGGAGCAGGAGACAGTAGAGACAGATGAAAAATTGAATTGGCCAGCAAAGATAGTAGACGGGCAGCTTGTTATAACGCCTATCTCAGAAACAATTAAACACCCCTGCGGCAGACAGGACGTTGTACTTAAGGTGCCGTCCCTTGAGCTTATTAAAGAGTTTAAAGCCGCAAATGACATACAGTAACACATAGCTGTTTTGACTGCGATTCTTACGCCGAGGCGTAACCGCAAACTCTCAGATTGATGCCATGTGAAAAGGAACTTATTTTCTATTAACATTTAATCAGGGAGGCCAAAAATGGCATCAGGAATATACGAAAGATTCAAAGCAAACTTAATGAACAAGATTGTCGATTTAGAGGCAGACACAATTCAAGTCGCCTTAATGGACAATGTACACGCCTTTGACGCAACCGACAATGTTTGGGCAGATGTCTCAGCCAATGAGATGACTGGTACCGGATACACAGCCGACGGAGTAGTATTAGCCAGCGGAACTGTAACTCAAGCCGCAACAACCAAGTTTGATGGTAACGACTCCGCTTGGACTACTGCAACATTCACAGCATATCACGCAGTTCTTTGGGATAACACCACAGCAGCGGATGACCTTATATGTTCGTTTGACTTTGGTGGAGCCAAAACAGTTACAGCAGGTACGTTCACTATTCAGTGGCATGCCAACGGTATCATAACATTAACATAATCAGGCGTAGTTTATCAGCTATTAATCTATAAACAGGAGGAAGAGAATGTCTTTAAAATTAAGTACAGGATTAAGAAATGGAATGCTTGATGCAAACCCATTCAGAACGCTTTTGGATGCAAGCAGGCTTAATATATACTCCGGTTCACCGCCAGCCGATGCGGATGCAGCAGAAGGTACGTTGCTTGTAAGTATTGGCTCAGACCACGCAGATACGCATTGCCATTTTGAGGCAACTGCCGTCGCTGGTGTTCTTAGTAAGGCCGCAGCTAATGTGTGGAGTGCCGCAGCAAGTTCTACTGGCACGGCTACTCATTTCCGTCTCGTAGTAAATACGGATACTGGAGTATTGAGCACAACTGAAATCAGAATGCAGGGAACCATTGGAACGTCTGGTGCTGACTTGAATATGAGCAGCGTAGCCATTGTTGCCCCGGCGGTTCAAACTGTTGATACATTCGACCTAACTATGCCAGCTTCTTAAGGAGCTGTATAATGAGGCTGATAATTCAGGGAGAAGATCAAAGGAAGGCTAAGACGTGGATAGGATTTGCAAAGAATAAGTTATTGCAGATAAAATCCTTCACTCCGATTAATGCTTCCATTCGCCGTAGTTGGAGG